AGCATTTATTTTTCCCTGTTTTAATAATTCTTTAGCTTCTAATGAAGCACTTGCTGCTTTTAAATCATCAAAACTATATGGAAATTTACCACTATCTATAAAATATTTATAAGCTCCTACTAAAACACTAATAATAGCAAATATTATTGAAATTGTTGAATAATTTTTACTATCATTTGCTATATAAACATAATTTCCAAACATTAAAGTTATATATAAGGAGCCAATAAATATGTATACATTAAAAAAACCTAACAACAAAGAAAATAATATAGTAAAACCCATTAATAAATTAATTGTTGTATCAGGTTTTTTTTCATATTTGATTGCTACAGTAATTATACAAATAAAATAAGCAATTACAAGTAATATTGGTGAATAAAGAGAAATATTATCAGCGGTTTTATTAAATTTATTTAATAACCCTAATCCATTAAAACCTGTTCTAGTATTACTATCTGTTATTTCAATATTACTATCTGGTGTGGATTTTTTACTACTATTTCCTATACTAATTGTATCTGGTGTGGATCTATTACTACTTATTGAATTACTATTGTTATTGTTATTGTTATTTGGATCCATATTTTATATTCTTATTATATTATAATAATAAAACAATATTTTATTATTATATTTAACATTTTTATAAATATATTATTTAATTGTTCTACATATTTTCCATTGCGGTTTTTTTACCGTGACATTCGCGACAAAGTGCTACTAAATTAGAAACATCATTGCTGCCACCGTGTTCTAATCTAACTTTATGATCTACTTCAAACCAAGCATTTAATCTACTTTTACATTCGCCACATTTCCAATCTTGATTTGATGCTACATATTTCTTTTTTGTTTCACTAACAGAACGTTTTGTGCTTTTACCTGGTTGTAATAGGCGTCGCTCAGCAGAAGCATTATTACCAGGTAATAAATTATTAAACCAATGACCAGGATTTAAGCTTTGATTAGCTTCTTCCATAAAACCAGATTGCCTAGCAGTAAAATCAAAAATAGGACTAATCATATCCATAGATTGTTTATTAATAGGCATATATTTAACAGCATTATTAGCATATAGCAGTAAGTTTTTAGACTGCGATGGATTACGTTTTAAAATTAAATATATAGATAATCCAAAAAAAGCAATAGTAGCCATTTGAATATATTTTTTATAACCAATAAAGAATTTGCTATATTTAAAATCATAATAAGTATTATAAATTAAAAACCCAGTAATTCCAAATATAATTAGTTCTAGTTTCATTTTGTTAGTTATAATATAACTATAAAATAAATAACAAAGTTATATAGTTTTTACCGTTTTTCATCTAATTTTATAGAATCTAATAAACTACCATTATTGTTAGTATTTACCTTTTTCATAGAAGATAAAGTATGATATGTTAGTAAACTAGTTTCATTATTTCCTTTAAGAATTTGTCCTAAATTATGTAATTCTTTAACTAATTCATCAATATCAATTACTTTTAATGGATCTTCAAATAAGAAATGTATTATTAAGTATTTTAATTTATCATAAATTAATAATTCTTTACCATTTAGCTTATCAAATCTATTAAACATTTCTTCCAATATAGAACTATATACCATAACAAATCCCCAAACATCTGTATTTTTAATATAAACATTTTTAAAATAGTCTGTTATATGTATTTTTCCATTATGTGTATAAGCCAATATAACTTTTGTTAGATATTCAATAATATAATAATATGTAAAACTATATTCGGTGAATTTTTCTTTTGCTTTACTATCAAGAGTTGTTAGTTCACCATTAACTAATTGTGAATTAATGTCATTAATTAACTTAATATGCCCTGGACCTCTAATTTCACTCCAAGAATAAATAAAGTTAACAACAAATTCTCTTATATCAAAATAACTAACAGGTCTTGTATGAGGAATATTGTGTAAAAATTCTTGATATGCTTTTAAAAAATCCTTATTAAATAAGATAACCGAAAATGGGACATTATATTGAAATGGTCGTCTATACATACCTTTTGGTAACTCTTTTTCACCTTTATATATAGTTGAAAGACCCCAATCAATTAATCTTGCGTTCATTTTTTTATTAGTTTCGCTTTTACTGTCGCTAACGCTTTTACTGTCGCTAACGCTTTTACTGTCGCTAACGCTTACTAAAATATTTGATTCTTTAATATCCCCGTGAAAAACATTTAATTTATTCATTGGAACAATGCCATGAACTAACAAATCTATAAGAGAGTTATTTAGTGTGTAAAAAGAGTTGTAATCAGTATATTCTTTAATATAATCACTAACATCTTTGCCACCAAAAGGCATATTAAGTGATAAAACTTCACCCAATTTGCTATTAATACTGCCTTCTGTAATATCATCTTTTTTTAGTGCTTTACATTTTTCGGTGTATTTTTCCAAGTCTTCACTTGTTAGTTTATCTGGTTCACAAAGAGTAACATTATCAACTAAAAAATAATTTGAATAATTTGGAATCTTTTGTAAAATATGTTTGAAACGCATAATTTTCATATACTCACTTTTAGCATGTTTAGTTGTCATTAGTTTACTAATTTGTCCAGTAGGTCTTTCACTAACATTTTTACATTTTAAGGCTGGTTTAAAAATACAACCATAACCACCAGATGCTAATACTTTACCGCCAACTTGTTGGCTACTGTTACGTTGTTTACCGCCAGTTTGTTGTTGTTTACGCCTACTATACTTACCACCATTATTATATTGTTTTTTTTTAAATACTTTTTTTTTACTATTAATATTTTTTTTAGTTTTAGTAGCCATAAATTATAGCAATATTATAATTTTATTTATCATAAAGATAAACAATTAATCCAGTAGCACCTAAAACTACTGCTGTATAAATTAGTTTTTCTTTTATTCTATATTGGTCTTTTAATCGTATTTCTTTTGGCTTATAATGTTCATAATAATTAGAATAAAAATCTGTTAAAGTAATTTTTGGTTTTTCTAGACGTTCATTTACTTTATTATGTATAAAATGCATCCATCTAACAAAAGAATCACGTGAATCTAAATATGGCTGAACAGGATATTTATCTAACAACTTTACAAATTCACTCGCAGTCTCTTCAATTGGCATAAATAATGGCAAATTTTGTATAAACTCATAGAATTTCTTTTTTGTAATATCATTTGGTCTATGAGGATATGTTAAAGCAATTGTATGTAAAAAAAACCAATAATGTGGTCCCCAAACTTCTGGACTTAATACAACCATCTTTTAAATTTATTATAATAATATTTTATAAAAAACAAATTATTTTAACTTAGAAATAATTTACTATTATTAATAAGGAAATTTAACAAATTAATTAATAAAATGATAAATACACTAAATAGTTTAAGAAATAATATTTGTAATAATTGCGGTAAACAAGGGCATATGTTTCATCAATGTAAATTACCTATTACTAGTTACGGTTTAATAGTTTTTAGATATTCTAATAATGATATAGAATATCTTATGATACGGCGTAAGGATAGTTTTGGTTATATTGATTTTGTTAGAGGTAAATATACACCACATAATATTGAACAAGTTCAAAATATATTTAATGAAATGTCTGTTTATGAAAGAGAGTTTATTTTACAACACGATTTCCCTTATTTATGGAAAGAGATGTGGGGAGAAGCAAACAATGGAACACAATTTAAAAGCGAAGAGGCAATATCTAGTAAAAAATTTGAACTATTAAAGTCAGGAATAGTTATGGAATCAGGTGAAAAAATAGATTTAAATACAATTGTTTCAAGATGTACAAGCAATTGGCAAGAAACTGAATGGGAATTTCCAAAGGGAAGACGTAATCATTTAGAAAAAGAATTAGATTGTGCTTTGCGTGAATTTGAAGAAGAAACAGGATATTCAAATAGAGACTTAAAAGTAATTGAAAATTTACTTCCATTTGAAGAAATATTTATTGGCTCAAATAATAAATCATATAAGCACAAATATTTTATAGCATTTACAGATAAAATTACTACTTTACCAGATAATTATCAAATTACAGAAGTAAGCAAACTAGAATGGAAAACATTAGATAAATGTTTAGAATCAATTAGACCATATCATTTAGAAAAAAAACAACTTATTACTAACGTAAATAGAATGCTAGAAGAATATAGGGTTTATTAAATAAATATAAAAAATTAGTATAATAATAGTTATAATAAATATTATTATATAATAGTATGAATAAAGAAAAATATAAAAAAGCAGTAGATAGATTTGACAAATTTTGTTCTAAACCAGAAAATATGTATGATGATGTTTGTAACGAAATTTTGTTAAAACAAGAAGTAATTGAACATGATATGTCAAAAGAAGATCCACAAGCTAATGATTATTTATATCCTACATTAAATGACATCAATTTTAACATTAAAATTGCCGAAAAAAAAGAGTTTAGTGATACTAGATATGATGGTGAAATAACAGATATTAAAGCTAAGGCTGATGCGCTTGCTAAGGCAGATTTTGAATTATCACCTCATCAAGCATTTGTTAGAAATTTTATGTCATTTCAAACACCATATAATAGTTTATTATTATTTCACGGATTAGGTTCAGGTAAGACGTGTAGTGCTATTGGTGTATGCGAAGAAATGCGTGACTATTTAAGACAAATGGGACTTCAAAAGAAAATTATTATTGTAGCCAGTCCAAATGTCCAAGATAACTTTAAATTACAGTTATTTGACGAAAGAAAGCTTAAGCTAGTAAATGATACTTGGACAGTAAAAGGATGTTTAGGAATGAAATTATTAAAAGAAATTAATCCAACAAATTTAAAAGGACTTAAAAAAGAACGCATTGTATCACAAATTAGATCACTTATTAATCAATGGTATTCATTTGTAGGTTATACACAATTTTCAAATGAAATTGTTAATGTAGCTGGCAATGATGAAAATGAATCGGTTAAAATACGTAACTTACAAAAAGAGTATAATGACAGCTTAATTGTAATTGATGAGGTTCATAACGTAAGTCCAGAAATTACTGAAAATAAGAATTTATCAAAAAATTTAATGTACTTAGTTTCAGTAGCAACTAACATACGATTATTATTACTATCTGCTACACCAATGTTTAACAGTAGTAAAGAAATTATATGGCTACTAAATTTAATGAATATGAATGATCGCAGAGGAACTATTAATATAAAAGATATATTTGATAAAGAAGGACGTATTAAGGATAGTAATTCAGCAGAATTATTAATTAGAAAGGCTACAGGATATATTTCATTTGTTAGAGGTGAAAATCCATACATTTTTCCATTTCGTGTTTATCCTGGAAAAGAAACTTTTGGTTATGATAATACATTTCATGATGAATCAGAATATCCAAAGTATCAAATGAATGGTAAACCAATTGAGAGGAATAATATTATAGATAGATTACAAATTTATGTTTCTAAGATAGGTGAAGAACAGGAAGTAGGATATAATTATATTATAGACAGGCTTAGAAATAAACAAAGTGTAACACGTTTATCTAAAAAGGGTAAAGAAGTACAAATGGTTGGGTTTGAAGAGCAAAAATCATTTGGTTACACAGATTTACTTTTGCCATTAGAGGCGTTAAATATTATATATCCATTAGAAGGACTTAAAAAACCTACAAAAACAATTAAAGATATTGCTAAATCAAGCGCTAAGCTACCAGAGTTAGATTTGGATTCAGATAATGAAGTAGAAGATGTAGATTTTGAAGAACTATTTGAAAATGGTCCAGAACCAGAAGATACAAAAATAACTACGGAGATAAGGGCAGAATCAGAATCTGAACCTTATCTAGAAGAAGAAGACAAATCTAAAAAAATAACAAGTTCATCATTAAAAAACACATCATTATTAGATGTTTCATTGGCTTCTTTTTCAAATGAAATAGAAAGCGAATCCATAGGACAAGATGAAATAGAAGAAGAAGAAATTGTACCAGTTAAAAAGTCTTTATCATCTTTTGTAAAAAGAAGTACTACAGAATCATCATTACCAATTAAGTTTACATCTACATCTACTAGACCTACATCTACTAGACCTACATCTACTAGACCTACATCTACTAGACCTACATCTACAATAGTTTTTGAAGAAGAAGAACCATCTGATTTAATTACAGTTCAAAAAGGAAAAACAGTAGTAGTTCCTAGTAAGAAGCCAACAATAGTTTTTGAAGAAAAAGAACCATCTGATTTAATTACAGTTCAAAAAGGAAAAACAGTAGCTATTCCTAGTAAAAAGCCAACAATAGTTTTTGAAGAAGAAGATGAAAAAACATCAAATTTAATTACAGTTCAAAAAGGAAAAACAGTAGCTATTCCTAGTAAGAAGCCAGCAATATTATTAGAAGAAGAAGAAAACAGTGATTTTAGCGAAGTAAAAGAAGAAATTATACCAAATAAATTGGGTGTTCAAAATTTACAAGTAGTTACTAAGCAAACAAATAGAGAAAGTAGTGAAAGTATACCTTCTTATGGAGGTGCTCCTACAGTTACTTTATTAGAAGAAGATTCACCTTTATCAGAAACAATATCTATTAGTAGAACTTCTTCTTCTAGAAAAAGTACAGACACAGATACTGCTTCTATAAGAAAAGACTCTTTATTAGTAGATGCTAAATTACTAACAGGAATTGGTGGCTTACAAAGGGCAATGAATTTTGTAGACACAAAATCGCCACCAGTAAAAGGATCATTTTCATATAAAGATCCTGAAAATAGAATGTTTGCTCCTACTGAAATTAATAAATACAGTAATAAAATTAAAGCTATTTGTAAAGCTATATATGATGAAACAACAAATAGAGTTTCAGAAGGAATAATTTTAGTTTATTCTGCTTATATTGATGGTGGTTTAATACCACTTGCTCTTGCCTTAGAAGAAATGGGAATTACACGATATGGAGGCAAATCTTTATTTTCGGAACCACCAACAGACCCTGTAGATGTTAGAACTTTTATTCCTTTAGATAATAGAAAGGATTTTATGCCAGCTACATATACTATGATTACAGGTGATACACGTTTATCACCAAACAATGATGCGGAAGTTAAAGCAATTACAAGTGAAAATAATTTATTAGGTGAACGTATAAAAGTTGTATTAATTTCACAGGCAGGTTCAGAAGGTTTGGACTTTAAAGCAATTAGACAAATACATATCATGGAGCCGTGGTATAATATGAATCGTATAGAGCAAATTATAGGTCGTGGTGTTCGTAATTTTTCGCACAAAGATTTGCCATTTGAGAAACGAAATGTTCAAATATTTTTACACGGAACTATATTAAATAATAATGAAGAAGAGGCAGCTGATTTATATGTATATAGATTTTCAGAAAAGAAGGCAATTAAAATAGGTGAAGTAAGTCGTATTTTAAAACAAACAGCAGTAGATTGTTTAATTAACGCGGAACAAATGGAACTAACATATGATAATT